ATAATGACTATTTTTCGGAGAAAAATTTTATATGGATGTATTATGAAAATGGAAATTAATCAACTTAGAATTGGGAACTGGGTTAAACCTAAAAATAGTTCAGGTATAGAATCTAATGAAGGTACTGTGTTTTGTATTAACGGCTATTTAGTAAGTGTTTCTACGAATAAAAACCCTTATGATATTCATTTGATCGATCCAATTAAACTTACAGATGAATGGTTCCTAAAGTTTGGTTTTGATTTGATAGATGATCAATATTATTCAAAACATACTCAGTGTGGAATTGGAGGTTTAGGGATAACAAAGAAAGATTATCGTCCTTTGGTTTTAGTTGTGGATGAAAGACAATATGATGGAGTTTATCGTCAAGTTATAGGTAAACAGATAGAATATGTCCATGAACTTCAAAACCTTTATTTTGCATTAACAGGTGAAGAGCTTAAAATAGAAGAAAATAAAGATGAATAATAGATAAAAGTAGATATTCATTAAGCGCAGTCATTATAAAGTGATTGCGCTTTTCGTTTTTATATTTTAGCATAAAACAATTATGCCAAGTATAAGCGAAATTCTTGCAAATGAAGATTTTGGGCAGGTAGTCAGTACGTTATGTGTCGATACGATTGAATACCGGGAACCAAGAGAATATTACAGAGAATACCATGGTGAACGTCGTCGGCGTAAGACTTCAGTCGGTTGGCGTGAACCCAAACGACTGGCGGTCTATTCGGAAACACTGAAAGATAAGAATGGTGAGCCGTTACGACTGGAAGATAAGATTGTCGATGTGGCCCGTATCGTTACCAATTTCCCGAAGAAAGAAGTGCGGACCTCCGTTGCTTTCCTTTTTGGTGGTAGTATGACAATTACTGGAACGGAACAGAATGACGGATTCCAAGAGTTCAAACGTGTATGGGAACGCCGATTGAAAATGCAATCCGTCTTGAAGTCGTTCGCCCGTAAGGTGCTTTCTGAAAGTAAGGCTGCTCTTGTATTCTATCCGTATACTTCCAAAGGATTAGACGGCAAATTGATTACGGAATTGAAGGTTAAGACGCTTTCTGTTCCTCGTAATGCAAATACCTTTTCTGAGTTTTATCCTCATTTTGATGATAACGACGATTTGGATGCTTTTATTCATCGTTACCAGATAAATTCTAATGGCATGCTCCGGAATAGTTGTACTATCTGGACAGCCGATAAGATTATAATAGCTACCGATGAGATGGGCGGCTGGGTTATAAAAGAGGTTCCGAACCTATTTGGTAAGATTCCGGTTGTGTATGCTGATGTACTCCAGCCTGAATGGGACGAAGTGGCCGGCATTATGGATGCACGGGAAATGCGTTTGTCCCGTATGGCTGATACGAACGACTACTTTGCGGAACCGATCTTGAAAACGTATGGCGATTCCGATTTACCTTCTAAGGAAACAACCGGGAAAGACCTTAATTTCCCCATTAAGGTCGATGAAGTATCCGGCAAGGAATATCATGGCGATGCCGATTATTTGACATGGACTGGCTCCCAGCCATCTGTAGATAAAGAATTGGAAGAAACGAAAAACGAACAATTTGCTGGTACATCTACGCCGGATCTTTCTTTTGATAACTTGAAAGGCATTGGCAACCTGTCCGGTGTCGCTCGTAAATTCATGCTGATGGATGCAACTATCAAGGCGAGTGAGAACATGGAAACATTCGGTCCGGTGGTTCAGCGTTGCGTGTCGGTCGTGTTGGCTGGGATATGCAATATTACCAACATCAAGTACCGTCCTCAATTGGTGAACAACCTGATCGATGTGGAATTTGGTTCCATTTTGCCGGAAGATCTGTCCGAGACATTGCAAACTCTGTCCCTTGCCAATGGAGGTAAACCGATCAACGCCCAACGCACGGTTACGGCTCATTCTCCGCTAACAGAAGACTTGGACGAAGAAATGAAGCTGATGGAGGAAGAGGAAGATACAGCAGCGCAACGCAATAATATGATCGGCTTAACAATGGGATATGGAGAATGAAAGAACTATCATTTCATGAGCGACAATTCCTGCAATGTCTGTTCCGGCAACAAGGTAGCATAAAGTATTCGTTTGACGAGTTTGTCCGTAGGATAGGACCTCTTTTGGCTAAATGGTCGGATCATGGAAGTGACCGTGTATGGATAGGCAACGCTACCATAGAGAAGCAAATCGAACGTCTGTTGGATGACCTGCATACGCAGCTCGTAAGCAATATATCCAATACGGTTACCGATGTATGGAATTTAGGCAATAGGAAAGCGGATGAACTGGTAACAGGTTATATCAAGGATATGGCCATATCCAGTACGTTGAAGGATAAGATGTTTTCCAGAAGTGCAGATGCGCTGAATACCCTGTTGAAACGTAAGGATGAATTTGGTAAAACCATATCCTCCCGTGTCTGGGATATAACGGACGGAGCTATGGATAATCTGGAATATTATCTTTCTTCGGGTTTGTCCTCTGGTCGTCCGGCAGCGTTGATCAGCCAAGATATACGGCAATTACTAAACGAACCCAACCGTCGTTTCCGCCGTGTAAGGGATGCGAATGGCAAATTGGTCCCATCCCAACCGATGAAAGATTATCATCCGGGGCAGGGTGTTTATCGCTCGTCTTATAAAAATGCTCTTCGCTTGGCTGCGACGGAAACAAATAAAGCGTTTCGTACTGCCGACTACGAGCGTTGGCAGAATATGGATTTTGTGACTGGTATAGAGGTGGAGCGTTCGCCGACGAATCACGGGCCGTGTCCTGTGTGTGATGCCAAGGCTGGCAAATATCCGAAAGATTTCAAGTTTACCGGATGGCATCCGCACTGTATATGTGTGGCTACACCGATTATGATGGATCATGAGGAGTTCGCTGAATGGTTGCTTCATTAAAGAAAATGAGGGCAACGGGGATTCTGTAGTAAAGTGGCAGTTTACAGAATACACCCGATGCCCTCTAAATTGTTTACTCAATTGCCACGTAATATCTCTATTATACTTTCGCTTTTTGTGCCTGTAGTTTCGAATTTAACTTCTCAGCCTCCTTTTGCATGTTCTCGGAAGCGTGCTTGATGTAGTATAGCATTCCTTCGGTTCTTCCTATCTCTCGACCGGAATTGAAAGCGGCTTGCAGTTCTGGAGTGGAGTACTTGCCCATTTCGGAGGGTTGGGCCGTCCTTTTGCCGTTACTATTGTTGGCGGCATTGGATTTGTTGGAATTGATAGACATAATAAATATAATTAAAAAGGTATTTGTGCCTTTCCTGCTGTCTATCACATTCCAACGGATGCTGTGGTTCTATTACGGTTCCACACAGGGGTACACAAATACCTAATATTATTATACAATTAATGTACGGGCATAAAATATGCTCGGTTTTGTTTATGCGAGCGAATTTTACCCGCATCCGTTAGTTAAATATGATAGACATCACAAAGATGAGCACTAATTCTGAATCCCACAAGAAAAAATAGAAATACCTTTGCGTTTTCATCTTGTTGTGCTATTTTTGCGTTATGTGGAAAGAGAAATTAGGAAACTATTTGATTGATGTCTCGAAATATATCTTTACAGGTGTAGTGGTAGCGTCTTTATTCAAGGATATGGAAGATAATAAGTGGCTGATTTATGGCCTAGGCTTTACGTCTTCTATTTTAGCCTTAATAGCAGGATTGGTATTAACGAATAAGAAAAAGGAGGATAAGTAATGGGAGCTATAATTGGATTCGCCGTGATAGGCATACCTTGTGCCGCATTTTTGATCTATTGCCTTACGCCTTCTGGCAAACAATGGCTTAGATCCAATCACATGATTTGACAAGATAGATTCTTATAGGAATAATTGAAATGAAGCCTGCCGGTTGTCCGGTGGGCTTTTTTTATACCCGGAATTTTCTTTCTCTCCCTTATAATTTAATCAAAGCGGCATGTAAGACAAAAGGCGTGCCGGAGAAGTATGCGGAACGTATTCAAAAGACGTTCAAGATTGAGAAAGCCGAGGGGATGGAGGCTTTCGTGGACCTGTTCAAGGATAATATTCTTCCGGCAATCCAAGAAGCGGAGAATGAAGCTAAGACTACGGCTGAAACGGCCGCTGTCGCCGCTTATGAAGCCAAGCATGGGTTGAAGGATGGTAAACCGGTAGAAGATCCGGATAAGAACAAGAAAACGGAAGAAGAGCTGTTGAAGGATCTTAGCCCGGAACTGAAAGCTTATCTGGAAAGTATGAGGAAGAGCGTCGATGATATGGCTAAGAAGGTGGGCGATTCCATTACCAACTCGGCAAACGAGGCTAAGAAAGAAACAGTCCGTAAGCAGTTGAAGGATGCCGGTCTTCCGGATAACTGGCTGGGACGTGTGGACTTGGCTTCGGAAACCTCTATCGAGGATCAAATCAAGGCGCTTTCCGAAGAGTTTACCGGAATCCAGCAAAAGGCGATCGATGATGCCGTGGCCCGTGGTGATTACGCTCCCGGTTCCGTGAATCTTCCGGAGCGTTCCGAGGCGGATTGGGCGAAGCTGATGGATCAGGATGCCGACAAGAGTGCGAATAATCCCGGTGTGGTGAACCTGGGTATTGAATAATCCAAGAAAAGTGTAACGTTATGTACAGAAAAAGAGAAAGAGAATTCCAGTATCCTCCCGGAATTGAAAAGATTATTGAGGATGTGATCGGCGGTGGGACGATTGACCGCCGGGATTTGCGGAACGCTTTGTTCAATGGCAAGTCGTTGGACGAGCTTCCTCCGATCGTGATCGTGGTGAAAGATCCGGAAACGGGGCTGTATCATGTATTGAAGACGGCGATGGCTTCCGATGCTGGCAATGAAACTACTTATAAGGTGTCCAAGAATCATCTGTTTGGTGTGGGTGACTTCGTGACGATTGGTGGAGCTTTGACAGGCGCGTCCGATAAGATCACGGCTATTGATAAGAGTAATGCGGAGTTTGATACGATCACGTTGGAAGCGACTATCGGTGCTGCCGCAAAAGGTCAGGTATTGGTTCAGGCTAAAGACAAACAGGCTGCGAAAGCCGCCAAGTTGCCTTATGATGGCGAATTGGTTGTCACGATGAATAAAGTCGACTTGACTGTAGCCAACCAGCAGTCTGGGTTATTGGTAAGAGGTACGGTAAACGAATCCTGTATGCCGTTCCCGGTAGATAAGGACTTGAAGGCATTAATGTCGTTTATCCGTTTTGTGTAATCCATTAAAATCAGATATATGGAAAGAAGTTTAATTAAGCAAGTGAATAAAAAGAACATGGCGGCCCGTTTGAATACCCGTCATGTGAAACCGGTTGTCTTCCCGAACTTCTTCGGGGTGAAAAGAAAGACCTCGTTGAAGTGGGAGACTCTGACCGGTGAGAAAGGCGCTCCGGTAATGGCAGACGTGATCTCTTTCGACGCTTCCGCACCGCAGAAGACCCGTGAGGTGATCAGCAAGCTGTCCGGCGATATCCCGAAGACAGCCGTCAAGCGTGGCATGAATGAGAGCGATTACAACGAGTACAAGCAATTGGAACGTGATGCGCAAGGTGACGCAGACCAATTGGCATTGCTGAACCTAGCTTTCAAGGATCAGGACTTTGTATATAATTCCGTCCGTGCCCGTTTCGAATGGTGGTGTATGCAGCTCATGAGCCGCGCGGGTTTCCATTTGTCGGCAAAGAACAATGGCGGTGTCGTTACGGCTGAGTTTGTCGGTTGCGGTATGCCGAAGAAGAACCAGCGTAAATCTACTACGGACTGGAGTAACGCTACAACGGCCAATGGATTGCAGGATATTGAGGATACGGTTGTGGCCGCTTCTGCCGAAGGGGTGACGATCCGTTACGTTGTAATGCATGTGGCTGATTTCTCTTTGCTAAAGAAACAGAAATCCACGTTCGACACGTTAAAGGCATGGGTTAATTCGTCCTCCAAGATATTGGTGACAAAGAATCTCATCAACGAGTATCTGGCCGAGCAGGAGATCCCGGTGAAGATCATTACCGTGAACCCGGCTGTCCGTATCGAGGATAGTGCCCATCGTCGTAAGACGATCAATCCTTGGGAGCGTAAGCGTGTATGCTTCTTGGAGGATTTGAAGGTGGGTGACATTCAGCATGGGCCGATCGCCGCCGAGTCTTCCGCTACCTTGCAGAAAATCGCTCTCATGGTTAAGCAGGATTGGATCTTGGTAACCAAATGGTCTGAGCTGGAACCGTTCAAGGAATGGACGAAAGCGGAAGCGAACGCTATTCCTGTCGTGAATGATCCGGATGCCATGTTCATCATGAAAGTGGATGGGAAGGATTGGAACGCTTCCGAGGATACCGAGGGTACGGATGATATCCCGGCGACATTCTTGGGTGAAACCGTCGAACCGGAGGATCAAACGATTCAGGATACTGAAAACGGAGAATAACAATCATGACTAAGACGATTCGAGATACGATACTCGCTTATCCCGGTCTGGCTGACTGTGAAGATTTTTTGGATAACGTCGTTTTGCCGGGACGCGGTTTTGAAGGTACAGAAGATAGTAAGACGATCGATATCCAAAAACAAAAGCTGGTGGCCGCCGACCTTTATTCCATGGTCGGCGGTCTGCCGGACTTCACGGAAAACAAGCTCTCTATCACGTATCCCCGTGCATGGTATGACGCTACGGCGAAACGACTATACCGGGAGGGAGGAGAACCGGAGAAAGCGGAATTGATAGGCAATAAGATCGAGGTACCCAAAGGAAGGGCGAGAAACAGATGGTAAAGCGATATTCACATACTGCGATAGTGACGATTCAATCCTGTCAATTGGTCAAAGGGGAATTGGTTGCCGGTAAACCGACGGAAATAGAGGTCACTGGGCAATATTACCCGTCCAATAGTGGACAGCAGTTGAAGCGGAACGTCGATGGAAGAGAGTTCATCGTGCATGGTGAGTTTTCGACCAAAGCCCGTCCTGTGGAAAATGCGAAGCATATCCGGATTGACAGTATCGCTCTCGATGTGGATATCATTAGCTGGGAACCGTTTCAGACTCACTCTGTAATCTATGTGTAGTTTATGGCAAGGAAAGGTGGTTTGACTCCAATGTGGAGTGATAGGGAAGTAGGGCGTTGGCTCGATTACTATGTGGATCGGGCGGAAGAGCGGATATACAAGTTATTGCAACGTGCCGGGGAAGAGTTCGTGAAGATCGCTCGAAAAAAAGGGAACTATCAGGATCATACCGGTAACCTCCGTAGCTCAATCGGTTATGTGATCGTTAAGGATGGCGATATATTGACCGAGAACTATGAGCAATCCACGGAAGGAACGGATAAACAGACCGGTATCAGGGAAGCGAAACGTTTGGTTTCTGAGCTGATCCCTCTTTATAAAAGGGGCTGGGTATTGATTGGTGTAGCCGCTATGCCTTATGCCAAGTATGTGGAAGCAATCGAAAATCTGGATGTTATCTCCGTTGCCACGGAACATGCCGAGGATTGGATCAAGAAACAGAGTCGAACGTTATTTGATAAACTCGCTGAGAAAGGATATTGAACATGGCAGATCAGTTTGATATAGTGGATATCGTATATAATGCGGTTGAGCCGGCGAGTACGGGCTTTATCCTGTATAAGGATCAATCCGGCGATGGCGAGAAAAGAAATCATATCACGATCCGCTCTCTGGTCTTGAATGGGAAAGATTATGTCAACAAGGGATCGATAAATATCAATATCTTCGTCAAGAGACCCTCGAAAGGCGTATCGGATCGACAGTTGATGATAGAGACCGTACGAGGCGTGAGGTTCGTGTTGCGGGATATCAAGCCGCCGTTGGGGATGTATTGGAAATCTCGGATCGTCTGGTCTGAGCCTATGGGCGAGGCCAAGGATGGCTTCGATTGTACGAATATTAGATTAGAGGTTATAACAGAATTAGATTAGTGATATGGAAAGAAGTTTAGCGCTGGATGTGGCGTATTTAGGAGTTGCGGAACCCGGGGATGGCGTAGCCGGTACCGAGTTCACCCAATGCGTTGACGTGGATACGGTGACGTTCAATTTCTCGGACGCCAAGGAGCTTAGTTTTACGTCCATGGGACATGAGGATCCTTGGGCGGTGGTGAGTCGGAAAGGAGATCCTTCCAGTATAGAGTTCACTATCCCTTCTCCTACGAGCGACGAGATGAAAATGTTTTGCGGGGGAACCGTTTCCGGTGATAAATGGGAGGCTCCCTTGTCTACGCCCTCGATATTGAAGACGATCAGGCTACAGAGCCTGCCGTACCAAGGTAAGTTCACGGAATATGTCTTTGTCAAGTGCTCTGTGTTCGGAAAGATCAGCCAAGCCCCGGATAAGGAGAATTGCGATCTCTTATTGGTAAAGGCCACGATCATGACACCGGTATCTGCGGCTGGCAAACAAGCGTCCCCGTATAGCAGGGCGGTGAAGGCCGTATCGGAAGACACGGAATGATGTTTTTTGTTTAGGTTGTCTAGAGCCTCGGTTTTTGCCGGGGCTCTTATATTTTAGAGGAAAATCATGAGCGTAAAGCGAGCACTACAGATTGAGAGCGACGTGGTGACAAGTCGGTCAGTCGTGATTCCTTTCGAGTTCAAGCCGGAGACGATCCCGGCGGGTAAGAACGTTGGTGATAGTATCGTTATCACCCCGATCACGGTAAGGACCGGGTTTAGGATACGGCCGTTACTCTTGCGGATTGACAAGGTGGACAAGGATGCTATCGTGGCTCATAAGGATGTTACGTTTGATAGTGTACTGTCGGAGTTGATGGCGAAATATGACGAGTTGATCTTTGAGATCGTATGTTTGGGTATCCATAACAAGAAAGGGGACATGCCCGCTTGGTTCCGGGAGGTACTGAAGGATAATTGTACATGGGAAGACCTGTATATCCTTTTGAACGCTATTCTCTTTCGTCTGGGTTGTAACCCTTTTTCTCGTACTATCATAGCTTTGGAAGCTGTGAGCCCGTTAAGCGAAGAGGAGATAATAGCCCTTCAAGAAAACAACGAGACTTGGGTAGGTCGGAGCCGGTGACGCAAAGTAGCTTCATGTTCCTTGTACTATGTAACGAGGCGTTCGGGTATACGCATGAGCGGACATTGGACAGCGATCTGGCGCTTGTCATGTCCATGCTACGGGAACATGGTTACTTGGTGAACGACCGGAACAAATCACTGCTCGTGGACGATGATGAATCCGGGGATAATCATGGCGAGTGGGTCGAGGTAATCGATTTCGATACGGGAAAAAAGAAAAGGGTTCGAAGAATGAGCCCGGTATGATATATATTACTTTGCGTAGAGAACGTTTGTCATAGTGATTTTGGTTGTAAAAAAACCGACGAACCGTGAGGCTGGTCGGTTTTTGTTCTCTGTAAATGTGTCAAGATCTTCAGAGTGTCTGCTCGATAACCAGAGCGGTGTCTTCTAGCGAAAAGTAATTGGGTAACGCTCCGGATGGATTATGCTGTCAATCTCAAGATCCACATCAATTGCGTCCCAACGCAACGAATCCTCGTCCGGTATGGTCACGTCCAATACATCCGATACTTTTGCATTTCTGAACCAAGGGTATCTGTCATACGATAGATAATATTCCTTCCCTCCTACGAAAAGGAGGATACCGTGTGCATTAATCATTGTTACTCCCGCAGGGGGTGTTCCATTCATTTTTTTATTATATCGAGGCCGGACAAGCTGCATGAGAATATTCGTTGATATCTATAAGATGGATATTCAAAACATCTTCAATGTCAAAAAGAGTGCTGGTTGTAAAGTTGTGGTCTCCTCTTAACCATTTGGATATCTCAGAGGGACGTTTACACATTTTCTCTGCAAATTCCTTTTGGGATAGACCTTTCCTTTTGATACCTTCCGCAATTTTTACAGCAAGCATCATACGTCTTTCCATGTTCTTAGCTCTTTTTTTATCTATATTGCTAAGTACAGTGTCTAAAATAGATGTGTTATTCATATTTATTCCTCCTTCAATTTTAAATTACCTAAGAAAAATCCATTATCGTCGAGATGTATATCTTTGTTTTTAATAGCTTTTGATATGATTTTGGATATTTGAATCACCATTTCAGCTTCTTTTTTTAAGGCGGGACTTTCTTGATAAGCTCTAATGTTTTTGGGTTTGTATCCTCCACCTCCAACAATGATAGCAACGTTAGCAAATCGAATACAATAGATTCTTAATTTTTTGTCAGGACTATCAAATAGAGCGCAAACACCATCTCCCGGTTTCCCTTCATTTAGCTTGAAAAAGTGTTCGGCTGCCCCCGTTTTTGTAGCCATAATTTTCAACTTAGATACGATATCTTCTATTTCGGTTGGATATCCAGAATAGTTGTTCTGAAGAAATTGTTCAAAAACGCTCTGATCCTCTTGATTGAGAATGACAGAATATATTTGAGTCTTCTTTCCTGACAGTTGCTTTATTTTGACAATCTCAAGTTCCACGATGAATTTTTTCTTTTTACAAAAGAACGAAGAAAAAGCGACAAGGCAAAAGAAAATGTCGAAAAAGATAACTTATAAGTGAATTTTTAACGGTTGACAGTCTCACATGAAAGGCTATCCTATATTTTACCATAAACGCATTATGGGAATCAGAAATAGAGAGGGCAGTCTGTACATGGCTACCGGGATCGACAACTCCGGCTTGTACGAAGGAAAACGCGAGGCTATGGGAATTATCAAGACTCTGGCAAGCGATATCACCTCTTTTGATATATTTGGCGGTATCGGTATCAGTGCGGCGACGGCGTTTGCGCAAGCGGCCAAGAGCTCGTATGAGTTTGAGAAGGAATTTCGCAAGAACATGCTGGAAGTGGCGACCATTTCCACTCAAGTAACGGATGATATGACCGGTTTCATGAATCAGGTCATGTCCATAACCCAAGAGATACCGATCAAGGCTCCGGAGGCCGCCAAGGCGTTATATAGCATTGTTTCCGCCGGACATGACGGGGCGGATGGCATGAAGATCCTAGAAGTTTCGGCTAAAGCTGCCGTGGGAGGGCTTACGGAAACCGAGACGGCAGCTGATGCTATTACAACGATCCTGAATGCTTATAAGATGTCTGCGGAGGAAGCCGGTACGGTCTCGGACCAGCTTTTTACAACCGTCCGGTTGGGTAAGACTACATTTGGCGAATTGGGAGCCTCCATAGCCCAAGTTGCTCCTATTGCGGCTGCGTATGGGATTAGTATCGACCAAGTGTTGGGTGCTGTCGCTTCATTGACCAAGCAAGGAACGCCGACGGCGCAGGCTATGACACAGATCCGTGCCGCTATCCAAGGAACCGCCGGAGAACTTGGAGACGCCGCTTTCCAAGGTCGTACTTTCCAAGAGGCATTACAATTGATTTATGAGAAGGCTGGTGGTTCCGCTTCCAAGATGAAGGAAATGCTTGGCACGGATGAAGGCCTGGCCGCTACACTGGCTTTGACTGGAAAGAATGCAAAGGCGGCAGCAAATGATTTGGGAGAGTTGCAGGGCTCCTTGGGTGCGACAGAGGCTGCGTTTGAGAAGATGGCTGACGCCGCCGATAATCAGCTCACGTTGTTGGCGAATAATGTACAGGCTTATTTGCGCCCAATGGGAGAGAGGATATTGAAAGAGGTGTCAGATATCGCCAAGGCGTTTAATGAGGCTTTTGAGAACAATGATATCGAGGGGACGATATCGAGGGTTGAGGCATTGGTGAAAAATGCGGCGGGAGCGTTTCTTTCTTATAAAACAGCTATTTTGTTGGTTCAAGTGGCGCAACGATCTTATATCAAGACATCAGCTTTGAGCAGACTGGCGACGATTCAGCATACGACCGCAACCGCGCTGCTTACAGGTGCTTTGAAAAAACAGGCTGTCGCAATGTTGGCCGCCGGAAAAGCTGCCCTTGCGAATCCGTATGTCTTGGCCGTGGCGGGTGTTACGGCCCTTGGGTATGCGATCTTCAAGCTCGCGACACAGGCGACGGCATCAGAGAAGGCGTTGGATTCCCATAACAAGAGGGTCGCAGAGATGAAGGACTGGATAGAAGGCATGAGATCTCAAACGGATGAACTATTGAATGCTTTGCGCGACGATAACAAGTCCATGTTACAGAAAGTGGAGGCATACGAGAAATTACAAACCCTCTATCCGGATGAACTGAAAAATCTATCCTTGCAAAAGTTCATGTTGATGGATATGACGGAGGCTAATAAGATGCTTTCTAAATCGATAGATGAGCGAACCATGGCCCAACAGCGCGCTACCGTAAACTCCATAGAGGATGAAATTGCAAAAAATAACCATCGAATCTCCCAGCTAGACAAGAAAAGTTGGATTGATACCAGCTTTTCGGAGGCATTTGAGTTACGTCGTTTACGAAAACGGAACGAGCAGTTGAAGATTGAGCATGATAAAGCGGTTGAGATAGTCGTACAAGGATTGAAGGCTCGTACGAAGGCGGAGGCGTTAGCTAGTAGCCAACAAGAGGAGGAAAAGGCGAAAATAGCTACACCTATTGATAAAAAGGAACTAGAAAAGCGAAAAAAGCTTCAAGACGAACTCCTATCCCTCCGCCGGCAGAACCAGCAATCCGAGATCGATCTGATGAAAGAAGGCTCCGCAAAGAAGATCGCCCAGATAAACCTAGACTATGACAATGAGATCGCCGCCATACTTACCAAGGAAAAAGAGTGGAAAGACGCTCAAGGCGGCAAACTGACTAAGGAACAGACCGTGGAGATTCGTACAGCCTTGGTGAACTCATACGTCAAACGGGAGCGATCGACCTCTAATGTGAATAAGGAACAACTAGAGGAAGAGAAACGTGCCATGAACGAGTATCTGAAAGAATACGGTTCTTATCTTGATAAGAGAGATGCTATCACGGCTCTTTATAACGAGAAGATAGCCAAGGCTACGACGGAAGGCGAGCGTAAGTCCCTTTCCGAGGCCATGAAAAGGGAACTGTCTGATCTCGACATAGAGGCGAGCAAGACGACTTCCGCTATCAGTCGGTTGTTCGGTGACATGAAAGACAAGACCCTCTCCGAGTTGGAGGCCATCAACCGGAAGGGGCGTGAAGCCTTGGAGTTCTTGAAAAGCGGTGTCTGGGATGAGAGCAAGGGCAAGGATTTCGGTATCACGAAAGAGACGTTTGAACTGTGGAGTAAATCACCCGATAAACTAAAAGATATCTCGGACGCGCTCAAGGAGAACAAGGAAGCCGCGGACAAGTTGCGCCCGGCATACGAGAAGGTCGCCAAAGGTCTGAAAGGCGTATTTGAGGCTGGTAACGATACGAAAAAGCTGCGACAGGCAATTGACGATATAGAGGAAGGGCTTGGCGAAATCATGCGGTCCGGGCAATTCCTCTCTGATACTTTCTCGAAACTCGGGGATTCGTTCGGTGGTGC